GTCCATTTTTGGTTGCGGTGATATGATTAATACCAGCGTTTTTCTGATTACCAAATAGGAATACAAGTGCCGATGCAAGCCATAGAGCTTCTCCACCCTTTGCTTTGATAGTTGGTTGCCCAAATGGATTATCGGGAAGTTCTACCCAAGGCTGATTAACAACTATAAGTGTATTAATGTACGGATAGTCTTCTTTACGTGACTTTGTAATACGAGCCTGTATTCCCATACCAATTTTATCAGCCAAAACTGATGCGTTATGTTGTTTACCACCTTTACCATCAAATGTCATTTTGCAAGGAACTGAACCAACTGAATCCCAAAGGAAACAAAGTGAATACGGAATATTACCTTTTTCTTGTTCATCAAGTAATTCATTAATATAATCAGTTACTTGTTCAATGTAATCAAAGTTATCATTGAAGATGAACTGTCCGTCCCACTCTCCATCTGACATTTGTGCTTGTAATCCAAGTTCTACAGCGTGGTCCCAACTCCATTTTTTCTCCGTAATAATGAAAACGGGTAAATGTCCTTTCTTTTGAGCCGAAACCGCCGCTTTAATAAGCGCTGTGGTTTTGGAAGAATTTGAGTGCCCCAAGAACATATTGATGTTGCCCAAAGCAGGACCAGGTAAACCGCAACTGTTGTGGAAAGCATCACCGACTTCATAAAACTCCGTTTCCTTATATTTGGTCTTTGTGGAATACTTGTCCTTAATTGCATCTAACGAAAATTCTTTTTTCTTTAATGCCATAATTAGTTGTATTTTACAATTTGTTGTAACGCATCGCTTTTATCTTTCGCGTTTGCATATTTTTCAACCATTTTATCCATTTCTTCCAAGTGTTGTGGGTGTTCACCAATTCCAACTGGATTATTAAAATAGACCAAAAGTGTTGCTTCTGCTTCACTCATTTCAGAAGCATATTTGCTCATAAGAGCATCATAAAGTTTTTTTGAGATTTTTTCTTGAATTGTCATTTTTTTAAGGTATTAAAAACCACCCCATATTTCAGGGGTAGTTTGTTTAACATTTTTTATTAGAAAGGAAGGTCATCTGATGGTTCATCCTCTGACTGTGGGTCAACAACTGATTTCTTTCCGCCCATAGAAACCGTTTCTTCAATTGAGTTTCCATAAACGTATTTACCCGCGTCTGAATCCCAACGTGGAACTTCTCCACGAGCAATTGCTTCTAAGTACTCAACAGGTTTCTTAGAGTAAACGTCCGCCCAAGTTGTTAGGTCGTTTTTCCAAGAATCCAATTGTTCAGCATCCTCTGACAATTTGCTTGGGTCATCATACATTACTGTTTGAATTGAAGTGTATTCTTTTCCTTTTGGTGTTTTTGATTTAACCAATTGGATAATCAAATCACGTCCTTCATTTGGGTCAGTCAAATTACCTTTAGCTCTCCAAATTGGAATGATTTTGTCCAAGATACCATCTTGCTTGTAGTTGTGTTTAAATCTCCAAAATTTAACACCATCTTCTTCATGGTCACGGTCAATAACCTTAACAATGTAAAATTTACGAGCTTTGTACTGTGCAGCCAAATCTTTGTCAGTTTGTTTGCCAGTTTTCATAAGTTCTTCGTAAACCTCTGTTAAAGGTGAACGTCCGCCTTCATTTTTGTCGGGGTCATAAAGTTTGTTGTAAGTACCGTTTACTTGGATTTCGTGGAACCATACTTCCTTAAAAGGAGATGAACCATCTGTAGTTGGTAGGATTCGGATTCTTCTTTGTCCTGAGTTTTCACCTTTAGGAAGAATAGCCGCGAAATAACGCTTCATTCTGTCTTCTTGTGACATCATTGGTTGGTCACCAAATGGTTTTGTGTTTTGTTCGTACTGCGCCAGAACGGCATCGAATGTTTTGTCTGTCATCATAATTGTATTTTTTATCTTTTAATGTAAGATAAATATAACACAATTTTTTCAGAAATCAAATTAGTTTTGTAAACCTTGGTCAAAAGATTTTCTAACACTCATCTTGTCGTAGTTTTCTACATCATCAGGTGTTAAAATATATTGCTCCTTACCTTGTTGTCTCATTTGTGGTTCTTTTTCAGTAAAGAAATCTGATAACTTTTGACTATAAGGACCAGAATCTAAAGACCTTAATTCCATTTTTTCCTCAGCACTTTTTGGTCTGTATTGTTCAACTTTGTCTTCAATTGAATTAATCTTTTCAAAGATTGAATCCATCTGAGCTAATTTACTTTCTAAATCATTTAATTTAGACATCATTGAATTCATGTATTCTTCCTGCTTTGACTGCATGTCTTTTTGTGAAGTAACCAATTCTGTGATATCCAACTCTTCGGTACCACTACTACTATCATTCTTACCACCTTCTGAATCACCAGTTTCAATTTCCTCAACATCAGGGTCATTATTAATATCAATAGGTGCACCTGTTTCGGGAGTCGCTTCACCTTCAGGTGGAGTGGCACCACCTAATGTAGTATCATCAGGTGCCGGTGGTGGAGGTTCTGCTGCAGTTGGGTCTTCATCATCGGGTGGAGGTAACGCAGCGTCTTGCTCAACAATATAACTGTTGATTTGATTATATCTTTTTAATTCCTCTAATATTGTTTTTGAAACTTTGTTTTCCATGATTAACCGTTTAATAATGTTTTAACACCTTGTGGTGTTTCAACTCTTAATGTTTTATTTAATTTCATTGTGTTATCCACTCTTTCAATTAAACCGTCTTTTAATCTTACAGTATAACAGTCACCAGTTTGTAAATCACAAACTTCTTTATATCCGTTACCCAAATCTTTTTCGGCGATTACAGTATCTTTCTGTAAGTAGTTGTCCAATAAATTTTTTAAATTACTCATATTGTTTTTCTTAATAAATATAACGATTATTTAATTTATCACAAACCTAATGTTTTTGATTGAGTATATGCCCATCTGACATTACCAAGCCAAGTATTATAGTTTGAGTTTTGTGTATATGTTTGAGTTAACGTTCCTGATGTGTACCAAGTCATATAGAATAATTCAATAATTTTATTTACTGTTTCTTCTTCCTTTAGATTGGCAGTAAAATATGATTTTATTCTATCTTTATAGATATCTCTAATAAAGTCTATATTATCTTTGACAGTATCAAATGTTGCAAATGGTCTAACAAAATTTTCTCCTGTTGTTAAACATCTATACTTTTTAATTAACGATGAAGTTGCGCCAGGTTGTTTAATGTCCACAGTGACACCATATAAATTGTTTTGATTGTATTTTAAACTTTCCTCTAAATCTGTTTCATTTTTCATCATGTATAACATACAAAACATATATGTTTTTAATACTGTATCATTTGTTGAAGTATTAATGAGTGTCACTAATTCATTTACTGTAATTGAACTTGTTATTAAATCAACTTTTTCAATTGCCCCATAAATTGGATTAATATTTTCACTACAATCTTGGGTTAATAAATCGGTTGTTTGAACAATAAATCCTTGATACGGTGTTTTTGCAGATAGAACATAGTCTTTTGCTTGGTCGCCAGTTAAATACTGATTAGAATTACTATCAAATGGTACCAATGTATTATTACTAACAAACTGTTTTACTTTGTCTGATAATTTTTTGGAAAAGTCTTCGTTGATACTAGCAAGGTCGTCAGATACTTTTGTATTAATATTTGCGGAAACTCTTTGTCCATTAAATTCAGTATTAAAACTACCTGAACTTATACTGTGTTTAACATTTCTAATAATGTAAGTTCCGTTAAACATTGGCATGTGTCTTAACACAAAATACATTGTTGGTTGAATCATTACGTTACCCAATGTTTTGACGGTACTACTATAAGAACGGTTTTTATAAAAATCATACAACGATGTTGTTTGTTGCATTGTTTTCTTTCCCGAGCCTTGGTTACCCATGTCAATTGTTGTTTGTATTTGTTCTGAAGATGTCACACCTTGTTCTTGGTTAATATCAACAGATTTAAATATACTTTGATTTATTGAACCAAAGTCTACAACAAAACCTACCGCTTTATTACTGTTTTTTTGATTAGTTGAACCTTGTTGAAGTATAGGATTGTTTGTTGGGTTACCCAAATCAAAAGAATCACTTTTAAATGGGTAATTAGGGTCGTTATCTAATGACAATGTTTGTGACGGTCTGTCAATATATTGACATAAAAACTTTGGTGCCGAATTAATATAATCAACATAAGTAAATGAACTGAATACATCATTAGCGTTATTAACAATTGACGAATTTCTATCAGTATTATTTGATGTTGATTTACCATAAAAGTTTATATATGCCGGCATTACAAAGAAATTCATTCTGTTATCGGCGACAATTTGTCTTACTAACGACATTACTGAATTTGATGAGTTGTCCCAAGTACAAAACTTTCTAATTGTATCGGTGTTAATAATTAACTCATCACCAATGTCACGATTCGCCCTATCAAAAAATAAAAATTCATCAAATAAAAGTTTGGTTTTACTATCTCTACCAGATATCCATTTATCATTTACCGCTTTAAATAATTCCCATTGTTCAAGTTTTATAATATCACCATCTAATTTTGAATTAACATCTTGTGTTTGTTCTTGTTTTTGTCCTAACAATGCCGATGGTAATTTACCTCTAAATTGTTGTTCAATACTATTACGTTGCTTTTCCGCCTTATTTAAAATTGCTGTGATATCAGTTGCAAATGTTGTAGGGTTGTATGTGGAATTTAATTTCTTTTGTGTTGCATATATTCTAATTAACGGAGATAATAATTTTATATTATCACTTGTAAAAGGAATTTGATTATCCCTAAAAAAATCATATACTGTTGAAGTTAAAGTATATTCAATATTTTCAATAGTTGAAAACCCGACATATTCTTGGAGAGTTTTCCAAACTTCGGGATATGCTGTTTTTGATTCTTCTACTTTTTTTCCACCAG